TCTCCTTGAGCAGCTATCATTGCTTTTTGTTGAGCTTGTTCTCTTTCTATTTTCTTTTTACGTCTTTGCTTTAATAATTGATTAGCAAGTTTAAGATTTTTTATTTGACGTATATCTATAGCGTCTTCTAAATCTATTCCACCTGATTGCAAAGCTATTTGTATGTTTTGCTCTAAGGCTGCTTTTTCTTCATCATCAGGCTCTAATTCTAAGAATATACCAAAGTCGTGTAAATTTAAGTTTGATATTTCTCTAAGAGTTTCTACGTTGTATACAGATATACCTTCTATTAAAGCGTTTGCTGTTAAAGGAAATCTTAATACATCTGCTATTTTTAAAGAAATATTTTCACATATTCTTAAAGCAATATATAAACTACCTTGATTTATATGCTTAGTAGCTATGTTTGATTGATTAGCAGCCATTTTTGCAAGACCAACTAAAGCGTCTTTGTCTGGTAAGCTGCCATCTCTAGCTTCGTTAAGCCCTGTTACATCACGTATCATTTGTAGGTAGTATTGATACGTTTGAATTAAAGCGGCTAATTTTTGACCACTAGCTGATGATTGTAATTCTTGTATTGGAATTCTACCTCTATTAGGATCTCCATCTTGAGTAAGTGATCTACCAACTATAGAACCTGTTTGGAAATACATGTTTAACGCTTCTGCTGGATTATAGTTTGTTCCATTACCTAGATCAACCTCAGCTAATCCGTCCATATCTAAAAATACTCCATCTGGAACCATTCTAGATAACACCTGTTGCATTTTTAAGTGTGTCAACTGTATCATGTCTGCAAAACCTGTACACCTGCTTACAATGGATTCTATTTTACCTTTGTACATTCTAGGCGCAACAATAGCATAGTTCATTTCTACCTTAGTAGTGTCTGCTGCTGGTCTAGTCATATTCTCTGCTAATTGCCACTTAAGCATAGTGTTTGTTCCTAGCACCTTAGCGCCAGTGTATAAAACTTCTATTGACCTGCTTACTCTTTCAAACCCATCATTAGGTGGAGGGTTAAATTCGTCTGTTTTTTCTATAATTTTTTCTAAACCGTTTTCAGTTATTTTTAACTTAAAAACTTGGTTCATATAAGTTTTGTATTCAAAATACATAACCTGAACAGTATTGTTATCGTAGTTACCCCAGCCAGTTATATATTGTTTGTTGCCAGGCATTTCTTGAATTCTTTGTAATTCTTCTTCTGAAATATCTGGAAATTGTTTTTTTAATTCAGGTATAGTTATAGACTTTACTTCACCTACATAGTATATGTCTTGAAAATTAGGGTCTTCAGTGTAAGAGTAAATTAAATAAGCTGGATCAACGTAATCTAAAGTTATACCATTTGCTGTATTAAAACTTGTTTTAGCACAAGAAATACCACAAACTACTAAGTCTTCGTTTAATCTACGCTTAGTTAATTCCCATTTATTTTTAGCTAGTGTAGTTGTTATAGCTTCTTCCTCTGCAATCTCTATTGATTGTTTATAACTTAATTGTAAGTGTAATTCTAATTCCTCTTGAGTTCTAGGTATTTCGTCTGGAGGTAATGAGCTTCTTTGTAGATCTATACCTAAAGTCTGTTGAGCTGCTTGCATTTGTTCTCTAGCAAACATATCCTCAGCAACAGCAGTTGCGTACATAGTTCTTTTCTTTACAGACTCTGGGTCTTGAGAGTAAGCTTTAATATCATACTCTTTACTAGATATGCCATTAACAACTATGTCTACAAACTTAGATAAAATAGGCACTGGCTTCCAGTCTAGATTTAAGTAGCTTAAGTCACCGTTGATAGATAACTCGTCTTTGTATTTTTGAACAGGTTGCTCTCCTCTAGCGTATAATCTTAAATGATGAAAATTATTAAAACTAGTAAGATATCTATTACCATTAGTTCTTCCTTGATTAAACCATTCTGTCTCAATAGCCTGTGCTACCTGCGAACCGTATTCCCACGAAGCTTTTTCTGCATCCGGTACTACCTGACTTGGAAAGGCGCTATTTGAGTTAGTATACATTTTCATTTATTCAATTATTTTTGATATTGTTCCTTTGTTATTGTATCTTTTAAAACCTAGATCATAGCTTTTTACTACGTTCATTGGTATTGGTCTGTATTTGTTTTTATTACAAGCCATCAAAGCGAGTCCAGAGCTTATAGAAGCATCATGCTTTGTTCTGTTGTTAATATTAAACTTAGACCAATCGTCTAAAGTTCTCTGAAGATACACGTCTCCGTAGTCTCCGGTTGATTTTAATCCTACAAAATCTTCTATATAAGATTCTATAGCTGCTGCGTGAGCTTGTTTTATATCTTCACTTGAATTAGGTATTCCACCTATTTCTCTTTCTGTTACAGATAACTTTAATTTATCTGGTCTGTTCATAGCGTAACCTCTATACCCTCTTCTTTTAAAATGATATAGTAATCTAGGTTTATTGTTTTCTGCTAGTATTGGCATACTATAAAATACACAGGCCATTAACACGTCTTCAAAAAACATTTCGGCTGTTTGAGGTCTAGCTATATATTCTAAAAAGAAATGATTAGCTGGATGATTCTCCATACTAAACTTAGTTAAACCATGAAGAGAACCATTAGAACCTCTACCGTCTACTGTTCCAGATATATCGTATGGATCACAACCAAAAGCACCCATGTGATCATTTGCTGGATATTTTATACCTCTTTTTATTATAATTTGATTTTGCTGATTTATGTCAGGCACCCAAGTTATATAGAATTTTCCATTAGTATTAGGTGCAAATATTACTTTAGTGTCTTTTATTCCACCTTCCCACATGAAATTACCTCTTGTGACTAGTTTTGTTTTACCAACATCACCGTTGTAATCTATTTGCTCGTATATCTTAGTTAGATTAAACAAAGAGGATTTGGCTTCATCTCTGAAAGCATGTTCTTCAGTTCTTGGAAATTGTCTATAAAATTCATTTAAAGCGTCTTGATCGCCTTTTAATCCGTCAACTTCGTTTTGCCAATACTCTATAACACCTTGTTTTATTTTAACACCATGCGGATCTTCTGCTGGTTCAATTGGTGTGTCGAATACAGGTACGCCATAAGAATCAATGTATCCTTCGTAGTTCCATTCCATAGGTATGAACAAAGAATAGAGTCCTGAGCGAGTCTGTCCATTGGCGTTTCTCTCTTTGACGTTTGAATCATAGTATAATTTTTTATAATTATCTCCTCCTTTATCTAAAGCGTTTGATGTTGATCCCATCATACACTTACCAATAATTCTTGATCCTAGTCTAAGGGTGGTTTTCGTAACACGCCAGTTGTTGAGGATGTTGTTGGGCCTTTCCCACTTCCCCGATTCATCGTGGACGAGGAGTTTGAGTTTCTCCCCATCGTAGGCATTGTCGCCGGTGTTCTTCCAGTCGATGGTGGTGTCCAAACCGGTAATTTCTTTAAGGGTTTCGTTGGCTTCCAGTTTTCTACGGGTAAATTTGGAGGCAGGGACTCTGTAGGCAAGCTCGGTCTTGGGCCTGTCCATTCCGTCCTGTATCGGTTTGAAAAAGAAGGGATAGTTGACGGAAATTGGTACCACCTTATCTGTGAACATAGTCTTAGCATCGGCACCAGATTTGGACAATATTCCGTACCGTGAATCCGTTGATATCGTAGCAAGGTTGACCGATTCAGCTGAGGACATAAATGAAAAGCCTGACCTACGGTTTTTAAGATAACACATTCCATAACACCTGTCGTCTGCTTTTGAAGCTTCCCAAAAGATGAAGAATAATCTATTCGCTTCCCTAAAGTCTGGTTTGCCAACATCAATTTTGGACCACTGCAGGTACATATAGTGAGTGCCAGTAATATAAGTAGGGTTGTTTTTATTAATGAACCAAAAACCTTCTTCTCTATGCACAAACTCTTTATCGATGTAATCATACCATTGTTCTTTAAAATCAGCTGGATAATCTTCCCAGTCAAATATTGTTTTTATCTTTTTAAAAGCTAGTGGTAGTTGTTTTCTTTCCCATTTATTATTACCTAGATTTTCAACCTCTTTAGGTTGTTCTGGTAAAGCTATTTTTAGGTTTTGAATTTCATATATTTCCCCTACTTTCCCTGTCTTAGATATAACAACCACATCATGGTCTTCATTATATCCATATTCCCACTTATTATACCTATTCATTCGTTTAAGAATCTTAGGTTTAATATGGTTTTTTAATACTCTATATAGATCTTGTTGATACATTATTTCTTAGATCTTCCTTCAGCAAAACCCCTAAAAGCCTTTTCTTCTTTTGCCTCTTTTGGTGTTTCGTTTATAATGTTTTCTTCTTCTTGTATTCTTTGTAGTATTTCAAAAGCATCAAATATAGCTAGCTTTTTTGTAGCCGCAGCGTTTTTTAGTCTATCAGCAGATATGTCAGGGCCAAAATCTATAATGGGCTCCTTAGCGACTTTAATTAACTCTTTAACCGCTATTTGCCCAGCTTGGATTATACTCTCTTTGGTTTTCTTTACTTCCATATTTAATTACAATATCATTTGATTTCATACAATATAAACGCTCTTCATCTACCACGAAATCATATTCTCCGTAAGGAGTATACCCAACGCAGTCTCCCTCGTTTATTCCTAGCTCTTCTAATGAGCTATTACCTATTTTTAGTATACCAATAAGCTTTTGCTCTTTATCCGTTGTAAGTGTGTCTTTAGATTCTAAGGGTTTTATAAAGCATCTATCATTTACTGATCTCCACTTGTTACCAGAATCATAAAGATATATTTGATCTAAAGCACAAAAATAAGTATCGTCTTTAAAATAAGATCTAGATTTTTTCTTTACACCTCTTACATCATAAAAAGTTCTAAACACATTATGGTGTATTAATATTAAGTCACCTTTCTTTATAGGTGTTTTGTAGGCTAGCGGTGTTTCTACTACTTTCGCTACATTGTTTATAAACTTGTAGTTTTCTATCTTAGTATTTAACACAAGCTCTTTACCACCTATATTTTTTTTGTTATTATAAGTTTCACCTAATGGTTCAATTATAAAATCATAAACACTTTTCATTAATATTCTAAATCATACTCAATAGATATAGCCATGTTAGAGTTAAATTTCTTCCACGGCAATACCTCATTGTTTTTTTTAATGTGTATGTTATAAGAATTACTTTCTAGGTCATATGTTATATAAGCGATTTCATGACCACCATAGACAACCTGTCCAACTGAATAGTGCATAGCATCGTTTTTATAATCCGAACCTATACTTATCTTTCTTATTACATTGTCCATTATTCCTCAGATTTAACAACTGATAAATCACTATCATCATCTTTCTTTAT